TACCTGGTACAGGTTCTATTTTTGCTTCTCTCCATAAATGCTTTGGTGGTTGTCCTTCTTTTCTTGTGGGCATCATTGTTTGAATACCTGGTCTTGGATCGTTTGCTACGAAGACTCCAGAATTTTTATTTGCTTTTACATAATACACACCACTAAATAAACAATTAGGATGCACATGAGGTCTATTATATCCACCAGGATAATTAATGTTAGCCCACATGTTACCTAATTTTGGTTTACGATCTAACCATTCTTCTTGATATATCTCTTCTTGCATTTTATATAGTTCTTGAACAAGTTGTTGATACTCAGATTTTAAATGCATTTCTGGTTTTGAGTGCCAACCATTCATATTTGTTTTTTTAACACCAGGGTCTTGTTGCGACCAGTTTACAATATGATTAGATAATGTTTCATTATCTAGTTGTATATCTTTACCATATATTGTTGTTGGAAAAAATTGTTCTTTAATCATCTAAATGGTTTACCTCCAAACCAAACAACAAGAGACTGCCTAACTCCACGAGTAACTGGTGCAACTCTATGATTTAAAAATGATGCAAATATAATAGCGTGTCCTTGTTTAAGGTTTGCAAACTTACCTGGAGCCATAAGTTCTAAATCACCACCTTCAAACTCTGATGGATCATTTAACAATAATGTCATTGATATTTTTCTTACAGGTGGTTCATGCTGCATGTTTACATCACAATCCATATGCCAATCATAAAATCCTCCTTGTGGATATTCTGTAAACTGTGCGTTTTCAGTTACTTGTATATCTCCAAAACCAAAATGATTTTCATTTGCTTTTTGTATAAATTTATTAAGATCTTGGTACATGTGATCCATTTCTTTAAAAGGTATCCAACTAATAGTAGTTACTCTTTTACTTGTATCTGTCCCTCCACCAGGTTTACCCATACCAACTTGTGCTTGACGTGGTGGTTGCCTTCTACCTGCTTCTATAATTTGCCTACATTGATCTGGTGTAAACAATGGTGTTGTAGTTTGCACTATCCAACTTTTCCATTTGGGTTCTGTTATAATCATGCTACACTCCTATTTCTAACTGGATCATAATCAACATCACAATTACAAGACAAAGTTCTTCTAAATCCTGGTCCGTTAAAAGGATAAACACAATGTCTCATGTCATACGGAAAAATATAAAAATCTCTTTCCTTAACTTTTGGGCCGTAGTCTGTATTACAAAATTGACCAGATGAATTACCTAATATTTGTAATGTTCCATTCATAGGTCTGTCTTCTGCTGAATACTCAATGCCTGTTTGTTCTGGTAATTTTAAAATCATAACACTAGATAAACCTGTATGTAAAGTTCCTTGATGTATGTGCACTGGATTATATTCATGTTCTTTCATTTCATTAATCCATATAGAATTTAAATGCATTTTATATTCATTTATTTTATTCCAATTTAAATAGTGTTTAAATTTTTGCCAAAACCATTGCATAACATTATCTGGTAAATGTCTGTGTGGCTGCATTTTATTGTTAGGAGCACCGTCAAAAAACAATGAGTGTTCATTTTTTATTTTACCTACAAGTTGTTTATTTGCAGGATATAATTCGTTCCTTCTTCTTTCATATATATCATTTATAATATTATATACATCTAATGGCACTTGATATCTTAATACCGATTGCCCTAAAAATACAAATTTAAAATCTGATGTGTCCATATTTTTCTTTTATACGTTGTGGTATTTTTTCTATATAAGGATTGTAAACTTTTCTTACAGGCCCATCAAATAATTTATGCATATTACTGCCAACTACTTTATCATCATAAGATAAACCATTTACATGAACTTGATCAACATTATTAAATGTGTGATAAAAATAAGGCTCATCTATAAATTTGTATATTTTTTTAAACTCTTGTTCTGGTTGTGTAACCATGTCATCATATTTTACAAAGTGGCATAACTCTGGATAATTATAGGCATTTTTTATAGCTTCTAAATCTTTAGCAACTGCACCTTTTTTATTCATTATCATAGATAATTTTTCTTCGTCATTTTTACAATTAAATCTATTAGGAAAAGCGTCAAGGTTCTTTGTATACCATTGCATATAACTAGCTAACACATCCATTAAATCTCTAAGTAGCACAATACATTTAAAAGGTCTTTTAAAATGTTTTTGCATCAATGAAAAATTACCAGTTGTCATTACTGGGCCACGATCAATAATTATACGTTGTATCCAATTTTTATAGTAAGTATCATAAACAGAATCTAAAACATTATCTAAAGAATTATGATCTGGATAATTTAAAAACACATCTGTTTTTTTAAGTAAAAATAAATCTTTCATAATCTCTAATGTAATAGAGTTTGGTGTAGCTGCTATAGCTGGATTTTGATTCATAATACTTGCAAATAAAGTATTACCAGATCTAGGCATAGCAACTAAAAAGAAAAGTTTTTTATTCTGGTTTTGCTCCAAGTTCGTGTGTAAGTTTATCTTTCGTTTCATGCTGTAGTTGACCCTGTTCTTTTTTTATTCTTTCAATAGATTGTAGTTGACCTAATACATTAAATACTTCTGGTTGGCTAGATCCCTCTGTTAAAGTCTCTGCTTTATTTTTCATAGTTAAATGATAAGAATGAAGCTGATGCTTATTAACATCTTTAGTATCAAAAGATCCATCGTCAAATTTTTTTTTAAATTTAGACCATAATTTTATTTCTCTCATTCTATCTCTTGCAACTAATTGCATAGATGCTTTATTATAAATTTTTTCATCTATATCAATTTGTAACAATTCTTTTTTTAATGGATGCGGTTCGTTATCTAACCTTTCTTGTAGCCTTTTAATTTTAACTTCTGTTCTTCTATAATCAAACGACAACGACATTAAATTTTCTAAAAATACATTTTGTTCTCTAACACATTGCCAATACTTTGCAGCTTTAGTTGGATACTTTGCATCATTTAATACAGAAAAAGACATCTCTGTTTCTGTTCTAAACATTTGTTTCTTAGTCCATGTATCTCTTAATTCTTCTGTCATTTCTTTGAATATAGATACATCTTCTGGTTCTAATATATTATTTAAATTAGGAGCTTCTTTTTCTATAAGCTCTTTTATATTTCTTTTTTCTTTAGTCATCTTATACCTTTTGTATTAATTGTTTTATGTCTTCTTGTAATTTTCTCCCCACAGAATTTGCATGATTAATTACTGCGGCACACAAGTTTCCATGATAGGGATAGCCTCGTAATGCTTCTCTGACTTTACCTACAGGCTTACCCCCATAGTCAATTACAATAGCATTATCTTTATTTAAACCTATTTTTAATTCAAATAATATACCAGTGTATTTATCTAAATTATTTTTTTCTGGCATTCTCCCCTCCATCTGAATTAACAGGTGTTAGTGTAGCTAAACTATTCATGATAGTTACAACTTCAGCGTATGGTCTAGTCATTAAGTACTTCATAATATCTTTTAACTGTTCAGAGTTAATAACATATTGTCTTGGTTGTGTTTGTTTATCCATTTATCCTCCTATTAAAATGGTATGTCATCATCCGTAGGATAATGTTTATGTAGTGTTTCTAATTTTTCTTCAGCAGTAGCTATTGCTTCTAGCTGTTTATCAATTTCATGTACAAACTGTGGGTGCTCACCTATACCTACAGACTTATCCATATATACTGATATAGTTGCTTTAGCTACAGCTATCTCAGCTTCATACTTTTTTTGTAGTGCTTCAATAAACATATCTCTCATTAGTCTCTCCCTTTAAATTGGTAATATTTATTTTCTACTAATTCCTCATCATCAAGATAAGGATTAGATTTTGCAAGAGTAGATTCTCTAGCGTCTCTGATAGTTTGATTTAAGGTTCTACCTTGTTTCAAACAACCTGCAACGAAATCTTCTACTTCTAGTACTGCCTGTTTAACTTGCCCCATTACTGACCTCCTTTATTAGTCTATTTAAATACCAGTGTGCCTTCTGTAAATCCTCTAAAGGTTCTCCTTTAAATTTATAACGAGAAACATACTTTAGTATATTGCCTTTTAAGTATCCATGAAACTCATCATTAGTCATACAATCAGTTATAACATCTATAGTTTCTTTTCTACCATGTAGATAGTGTGCAGGTGCATTAACACTATCATATGTTATTTCATTTTCATATGACATATCATGGCCATGATCTATTCTCTTCTCGTATACTCTTTTACTTTTTACCATACTCTCTCCTTATAGTTTTAATATCAATTGTTTCTATATTATAATTACCATTCTTAACTTCTCGTTTAAGTATAAGACC